ATTGGCATCAACATGGGAGCAGCAGCAGGGCAGACTTGCATGTATCCACATGTACATTTAATTCCAAGACGCAAAGGGGATATGGTGGATCCCAGAGGCGGTGTGCGTCATGTGATCCCTCACAAAGGAAATTATAAAAATGACTAGAGCATTTTTCATAGGAGACAGTCACACTTGTGGATATGTCACTGTGCCTGACAAAACAGGTCCAGGCAGTTATACCTATTGGAATAATAACAACTATGCTGAAATTTACAACACAGTGAACAATAAACCTGTGTGCATCTATGCACATGCAGGCACAACCAATAGAATGTACACTGATTGGATGAAACACATGTTTAATAAATTTCCAGACACAGATGAAGTGTTTCTTTGTTTAGCACCATTGAATAGATTTGTGTTGGCCTTTGACGAAAAACTCACAGATGAAGCATTGCCTTTGGATTATTTTGTGCATGAATGTGAACAGAGCACAGATGCAGTGAAAAAATATTTGGATCTATTGTTGAAAGAAGGCAGAGTTCAATTATACAATAAACCCACAGCAGAAGACTACAATCGATTTCCAGGCTTGCAGATTAGTGAAACTGAAGGACTACAGAAGCCAGACATTAGAAAAAATACTTTTATGGAGATCAAATTGTTTTTTGAATTGAACACACATTTAGAAAGACGTGATTTTTTACTGAATGTGTTTGCATGGGATAGGATATGTGGAGATCACAACGCCAAACTTTATGTGTTTAACTTCATGAACAGATTAAAATGGCCCAAAAGTTTGGAATATTATGGTCAATTAAAACACACTACCGTGGCAGAAAAAACCATTGAACAATACATGTTGGATATAAATGTCAATCCTGTTGATTATCTATTGCATGACAAAGAACATTANAANTTTGATTATCACAAGTTGATTGTGGAGAAATACATACCATGGATAAAAAGTCAAAAAAAATCTTAATCATAGGTGACAGTTTTGCTTGTGATTGGCCCAACAGCAGCACTGGTTGGCCCAGTCAGTTGGCCACACAATATGATGTGACCAATCTTGCACAGGCAGGTGTGAGTGAATACAAAATACTGCGACAGCTGATGGATTTTACCCAAACTAATCCTTGGTGGCAGCATGATTATAACTGTGTGATAGTGAGTCATACCAGTCCCAGCAGAGTACACACTCCACGCCATCCCATACATCAAGAAGGACTGCACAAAGATTGTGATCTGATTCTTAATGACATTGAATCTCGCAACAGTTGGTTTAATAAAAGTTTAGACACTGCCAAAAATTGGTTTAGATATCACTATGATGATCAATACCAAAAAGATATCTATAGATTAGTAAGAAGAGAAATACACAGAAGATTGGAACAAGTGACCAGTCTGCACATAGACAATTTTGGTATCAGTAACCATTTTGTAGAGGAACACAATCTGTTGGACTTCAGCATGATATGGCCTAACTACAGAGGGGAGATTAATCATTACAATGATGAAGGCAACCAAATTGTGCTGGCGCAAATTGTTGACAAACTGCAACAAATCTGTTAAAATAAAACAATATAAGGATTATAATGAAAACATCTGAAAAGATAAGACAAAGATTGATTGCTGCTGGAGCAAATTTTCACGCCAATGACAATATTTCAGCACATATTGAACAGGATGAATTGAATCAGTTGGAACAGGAAGTCACTGAATCATTTGCGTCTGTGTTAAAAAGTCTTGTGATTGACACAGACAACGATCCCAACAGCAAGAACACTGCCAAACGATTGGCCAAGATGTATCTTACAGAATTAATGAGTGGTAGATATGAAACCAGACCCGATGCCACAGCATTTCCCAATGTGGGCACAGATGCCTACACAGGCATGTTGGTGGTGCGATCTGAACTGAAGTCAGTGTGCAGTCATCATCATCAACCAGTGAGCGGCGTGGCATACATTGGAATCATTCCCAATGGCCAAGTGATAGGTTTGAGCAAATACACTAGAATTGCACAATGGTGTGCTAGAAGAGGCACTCTGCAAGAAGCATTGTGTAATGATATTGCTAATGAAATTCAAAAAGCCACAGGAGCCAGAGATCTTGGAGTTTACATACAAGCCACACATGGTTGTTGTGAAAACCGAGGCATAATGGCACACAGTTCACTCACACAGACTACTGTGCTGAAAGGCGCTTTTAAAGATGATGCTGGCACTAAAAAAGAATTTATGGATAATATTAACCTGCAACAACAATTTGCACCAAGATAGGAGAACAAATGAAAACTAAAGATGGACCATTCTACGCAGCATTTCAAGGAGATACTGCAAACGTGATTAGACAAGAGTTAATCACATACAAGATTCGAGATGGCATTATGATTAAGGAAACTGTGCAGAGAGAATACAACAAATCAGGTTTAGATTACACTGATTCATCCACAGCAACGCCATTGGGAGAAATTAAAGATGAACATACAGCCTAAAGACAACAGCCGAGGACATTTTTACATATCACTGATCAAAAGTGGATTTAGAATCATTGCAGGAGTAGCATTGATATACGGACATTTTATCACAGCAGGATCATTATTGATAATAGCTGAACTGTTGGGAATAGCAGAAGAATTAGTATGAGCAAGATTAAGATAGCAGAATTATTTTACAGCATACAAGGTGAAGGACGCTACATGGGAGTGCCTTCGGTGTTCTTGAGAACATTTGGCTGTAATTTTACTTGTGCTGGATTTGGCCTAACCAAAGGCATGAGAAGTGATGAGAATGACAGAGTATTTGAACAACACAAACTGCATCCATTCAAAGATTACAAAGAACTGCCTTTGGTGAACACAGGCTGTGATTCATATGCATCTTGGGATCCAAGATTCAAGGATCTATCTCCCATGCTGACATCAGATGCCATTGTGGAAAGAACAATGGAGATATTGCCTCATAAAAAATGGGTGGATGAACATTTCATATTCACAGGCGGAGAACCTTTGTTGGGTTGGCAGAGAGCATATCCTGATCTGTTGGAACATGTGAAGATGCAGGATCTAAAAGAAATCACATTTGAGACCAATGGCACACAGAAATTGCATGAGGATTTTAAAAAATATTTGAAAGAATGGACACAACGCAACAACAGAAACAAAGACAGTGTGACATTTTCTGTCAGTGCAAAATTAAGTGTGAGCGGAGAAAAACGTGAAGAAGCCATACTGCCTGAAGTGGTGGCTGAATATGCCGAAGTGGGTCATGTGTATTTGAAATTTGTGGTGGCAGATCAAACAGATGTGCTGGAAGCCATGGAAGCAGTGAAAGATTATCGTAAAGCAGGATTCTCGGGATCAGTGTATCTGATGCCTGTGGGTGGAGTAGAAAGTGTCTATCATATGAACAACAAAACAGTGGCAGAACTGGCAATGAAGATGGGATATAGATACAGTGATAGATTACAGGTGCCTCTGTTTAAAAATGCATGGGGCACATAATGGAGAAAAAAGACATGGGTATATTTGACAAAGTTAAAAAAATATTTAAGAAAGATGATAAAACTGAACTGATGAGTGAATCACATCAAGCATTATTGCGTGAAAAAGAAGCAGCGACCAAAGCAGGCAAGCCTTGGGTGGCAGTGCTGGAAACTCACATCAACAAAGAAAACATTAGAAACGGTTTCTTTGAACTGGACTGGAACAATGCTTTCATAGAAGAATTGATCACAGCAGGATACAAAGGTGAAACCAATGAAGAGATAGTGGATGGATGGTTTAAGGAAGTCACAAGAAATGTACTACAGGAACAAGGACAGGACCCCACACGTGGCGCTGGATACATCAATGTGAATAAACTTGGAAAGGATAGATCAGAAATTAGTTAATGACTTACTTGCTTGTGGATCTTGCTAACGTATTTTTTAGATCACGTCATGTGACCAATGGAGACGTGTCGGAGAAGATAGGCATGGCTTTGCACATCACTCTAAATGGTGTTAGAAAAGTTTGGAAAGACTTTCGTGGAGATCATGTGGTATTTTGTTTGGAAGGACGCAGTTGGCGCAAGGATTTTTACGCACCCTACAAACGCAACAGATCAGATGCACGTGCAGCACTCACAGCCAAAGAGAAAGAAGAAGAAACAGTGTTTTGGGAGACATTTGATAATTTTAAAGAATTTATTCAGAACAAAACCAATTGCACAGTGTTGCAAAATGCAAGATTAGAAGCAGATGATCTTATATCTGCTTGGATACAAGCACATCCTAGAGATCAGCATGTGATCATCAGCACTGACAGTGATTTTGCACAGTTAATTGCACCCAATGTGAAACAATTTAATGGTATTTCTGAAGTGACAATCACTCATGAAGGATATTTTGATCAAAAAGGCAATCCAGTCAAAGACAACAAAACAGGAGAGAATAAAACAGCACCTGAACCTGAATGGCAACTGTTTGAAAAATGCGTGAGAGGTGACAGCACAGACAACATATTTTCTGCATTTCCAGGAGTGAGGACCAAAGGCACCAAGACCAAAGTGGGATTGAGAGAAGCATATGAAGATAGAACCAACAAAGGATTCAATTGGAACAACATGATGTTGCAGAGATGGATGGATCACGAAGGTGTGGAGCACAGAGTATTGGATGATTACAACAGAAACGTGATACTGTGTAATTTACGAGCACAGCCAGATGAAATTAAACAGATTATGTCTGCAACTGTGGCACAAGCAGCCCAACCCAAAGCAGTGGAACAAGTGGGAATCAAATTGATCAAATTTTGTGCCAAATGGGACATGCAAAGAATTGTGGACCAAGCACAGAGTTATGCTGAACCATTGAATGCCAAATATAAAATTAAAGAGGAGGTCACTGCATGACAGTGATTGCTAAACCCATATTGGACGGCAAATTTTGGATACTGGAATCAGAAGGTATCAAGTTGGGCACCCTGTGTCGTCAAGAAGATCACAGATACATGTTCAGTTGTGCCACTGGTACAAAAATGTTTGACACTGAACAGCAATTACAACAAGAATTCAAAGGTGATTGGTTGTGGGGCAACACCACTGTGACTGTGTCACAAGAGTCCACTGTGGACTTCAACACAGTGTATGGATATCCCACCAAGTTTGAACCTTGCAATCCAATATTTGATGTGCAGAAAAAATTGCCTTTGTTCACCAAAAGTAAAAAATCCAAATCACTGTACTGTGCTGGATATTACATTATCAAATTTGAAAAAGGATGGGTCAAAAGTTTTTGCCCAAAACTGTTGACCATAGATAGATATCCCAACAGAGGACCATTCAAAACACTGCTGGAAATGAAACAGGAACTCAGCAGTGCCAACAAACAACAAGGAACAAATCAATGACCACACCCATCAACACAGCACCCTTGCAGCAATTGATCCAGCAGATCAAAGTGGCTGATCAAAGCAATCAAAAAGAAGTGAAGATAGACATTACCACTGCCAAAAATGTGGCCTATGCTTTGGGCATTGTGATGAGTAGATTGGCTGGTGATTATGAGAATCTATTGGTCAAAAAGGATCAAGCAGATCCCATACAAATACAGATGGATGGAGGAAAACTGTGAGCATCAGTGACAAAGAAATAGAGCAAATAGCCAACACCACACTGCCCAACAACCATTTTAATCCCTACATGACTGCTCCTGAATACTTCCAAGAAGAAGGCGAAAACATGTGGATTAGATTCAAATTGAAGGCGTTTTTTCCCTTACTATGCATCAGTGGCGCATCCACACTAAGCCTACTGTGTGTGCTGTTTTACACCCTGTTTAAATAGCAATCTCACACCACTAGCAGTAGTCTTACCAAAATATATTTTATCAAAAGACATAAATATGTGTGCTTAATTCAGTTCATAAGGAGATGCATGAGCAGACCCAAGCCTACAGTTCTTTTGGAGAACATTAATAAAAAAGACTACAAATCCGAACAGGTTTTGGATGCAGAAGCCATATGGGCCGTGTTTTACAAGAACAAACCATTCAATCTCAAATCATCCAACATGACCACCAATTATCCTGGCCCCAAGTATAAGAAAGTATCCTTTTCAAATCCAGGACATGCGTTCAATCTTGCCAAGAAACTCAACACTCTTTTCAATGTGCAAGATTTTACTGTGGTCAAACTTACCCAAGGTGAAACAGTCACAGAAAAATAATGGACTGGAAAAATACCTACACTAAAATATTCCTCCAGCAGGCTAATATAAGCATCACTGAAACTACCATAAAAGAATACCTACCCGTTTGGTGGAAAAACAGTAGAGTAAAAACTGAAGGAGGTTTGAGGCTCACTGAAGAAGGTCTTAAATTTGTGCAAGAAAGACTGCAATTACAGACTTATGATGTGCCTTTTCCTTTAGAATTCACCATAACCACACAAGTGTTGATATTTTTGGACAAATTCATAGATTGCCCATACTATCTAGCAGCGGATGGCATTGTGGTGACCAATGAGAAAAAGGCCATGGAACTTCACTTGTTTTCAGGCGACATACGCAAGTATGGATTAATTAAGGCCATGAGTAGACCATTAGAATCTTAAATTATCCACAATTTTCAAGTGTTTTTAAACTGTTGAATCTGAACACTTTTTTCTTTCAAAAAAGTTTGACTTATTATTCTTCAGATGCTATTATGTAATAACAATAAGGCACTGAAACAAACTAAAAAAGGAGTACATTATGGCAAAGTCAGACAAAGACAGTCTAGCAGTAAGACAGATTAGTCCCAACAACGCAAAGAGAAGCATCACACACGCAATCAACAAACAACGTCCTATATTTTTATGGGGAGCACCTGGTATTGGTAAATCCGATATAGTGCATCAGATTGCAGACAGCATAGATGCCAAAGTGATCGATATCAGATTAAGTTTATGGGAACCCACAGATATCAAAGGAATTCCCTACTACAATGCCAAAGAAAACAATATGATTTGGGCCGCTCCCAGTGAACTGCCTACAGAATCAATGGCTAATAATCATAAA